ATGTATTTAGCGAGCAACCGGACATCAGCCGCGAACCGCTGCGCATCGGTATTGATTTCAACGTTGGCAACACCAATGCCGTGATCGGCATCCGCAAAGGTGATCGCGCTGTTGTAGTGGATGAAGTGACCGGCATGAAAGACACTGATGCGTTAGCAGCTGAGATCCGCAGGCGTTACCCGAAGCACAAGATCTACGGCTACCCAGACGCCAGCGGCAACAACCGCAGCACTAATGCAACCCGCACTGACATTCAGATCCTGGAGTCGTATGACATCAGCAACCAATCACCGCAATCCAACCCGCCGATCCGTGATCGCGTGAACAACGTGCAAGCGATGCTAGAGAACGGCAAAGGCCAGAACCGACTACAGGTGTGGCAAGGCTGCACCAAGCTGATCGAATGCTTGGAGCTGCAATGCTGGGATGAGAAGACCCAGCTGCCCGATAAGCAGTCAGGTTTTGACCATCTCAACGACTGCCTAGGCTATTGGTTGCATCGCGACTTCTCCATGCTGCACAAGCAGGCAGGCCGCGGCACGGGAATACGTTTGTACTGAACACCATGAAAGCAGCCACCGGCCACACACTCGGCCCGCAGATCGCTGCAGCGCTTGGCATCCCAACCCACAACTTGGTCAGCTTCACGTTGCGATTCCACGCAGGCGAAATGGTCCGCTGTGATGCGGAGTATTTGGTCGATGGCTATGCCGCAACCGGAATCACGCAGCTCATCGACAAGAGCTACATCGTGACGGAGCGAGAACTGGCACACGACACAGCTGAGCAAGGCCAGGCTCCTGCATAATTATCTCAGTCGCCACCACCTACCGATCATGGGCCGCACCAATTTCACCGCCACCATCCCGCATCACGCCAACTGGATTTGGGATTCACTAAACCGCGACAACACTGTCAGCACCGATACTTACGCATGGGTAGCTGAGGATCTGGAGAAAGCCGAAACCGCCGCTGATCATTACGACTTTGGAGAGGCGGTGATTTGGATCCTTTCAGCTGCGCGCCAAGTGTTCGGCTTTTATTCCGAGAAGTACGCTGAACTGATTTACTTCTACTCAAACGATTTCGATCTTGCCAATTTCAATGGCTGACATTTCTTCTGCGCAGGCGGTGCTTCTATCGCAAGCCCGTCTGCGCTTAGCGGCTGAAGCCGTGATAGACGCCTATTGCTTCAACCCTAATCGCCCCAACTGCTCCTGGGGCGATTTAGCTGATGCTCTTGAGGCATTTGTCGATCAACTGATACCAGAAACCACTACGCCGTGGAGATCAACGCTAACGCCGATGATTTCCGCTGCGGACATCAGAACTCAAGCAATGGCCATTACCAAAGAGATGAGATCCATCGACGAACCGGAACGTTGATGACCACGATTAAGCCACCCATCAAACCGTCACACCACACGACGCAGCACTGCACTGCTGGCCCATAATGCCAGCAGTCACCACCACCCACCGATGACTAGACAACAGCAACTGGCCGCATTGGCCGCGCAACTCCACGACCTGACCACAGAGGACGAGCGGGAAGACTACCCGTTCTTCGATCACCTGCAGGATCTGATCAATGACATGGAGGAAGGCGAATGACCCTTCCCTATCTCATCGGGCTTTACAGCCCAGCGCCTGGCTGCGGTAAGACCACCGTGGCCAATCTGCTCATTGAGCACGAGCGCGTGTCATTTGCTGCGCCGCTTAAGCGTGCTGTGTGGAATCTGCTCAATGATCTCGGTCTTGAGGGCTTTCGTTATGTCTACACAGACAAAGAAGCCATCATCCCAGATCTTGGCGTATCAGCACGCCACATGATGCAAACGCTCGGCACCGAATGGGGCAGAGCTTGCATCCATCCAGACTTCTGGGTGATGATCGCTCGCGCTGAAACGCAACGCATCATCCTTGATGGCGGCTGTGTCTGTATTGATGACGTGCGGTTTCCCAATGAAGCCGCAATGATCCGCGACCTCGGCGGTGAGCTATGGCGCATCGAACGCCCTAGCATCACCTACGACGGCGACCACAGCAGCGAAGCCGGATTGGAAGACATCACTCCTGATCGGGTGATCGTCAACGATGGATCCATCACACAACTCAAGGAGAAGCTAAACTGACCAAGCCATTTGTAACGGTTAGGCGTCCCAGTCAGCAGCTGGGTGATCAACCTGGGTAAGGCGCGCGAGCCTCCAGGATTCCTGCTACTCATCAGCCAGGGCTTCGGTCCTGGTTTTTTGTTATCGGTAGACTGCGATTAACGCAGCGTCGCAGATGTACTCCGGGTTTCGTCATTACGATCGCGCATCCGCCAAACGCGCAGTCACGAAGGTATCTGATGCGAATACTGCATGGCACGCAATGGAGGAGCATTGGATCCTGATCGAGGATCTTGCCAAAGGCACCGTTGCGATGCGAAAGAAGCATCGCACTTATCTCCCGCAGGAGCCGCGCGAGCTTGATGAGTCCTACGACGTCCGCCTCGCCCGCTCAGCCTGCCCTCCATACCTCGTCCGTATTGAACGGATGCTCGCTGGGATGTTGACACGCAAACCGGTCAGGCTCAATGACACCGGCGACACGATCCGCGAGCAGCTGTTTGACGTCGACCTGCAAGGTAATGATCTGAATACCTGGTGCTACGAAACTGCGCGCACAATGATCCGTTATGGGCACGTCGGTGTGCTCGTTGATGCACCACAAGATGGCGGCCGGCCGTACTGGATTGCGTACTCACCTAGAGACATCCTCGGATGGCGCACTGAACTGGAAGATGGCGCGCAGAAACTAACGCAGCTGCGGCTTCGGGAAGTGATCACCGAACCCGATGGTGATTACGGCGAGAAAGCAGTCGAGCAGGTGCGAGTGCTAACGCCTGGTGCGTATGAACTGCATCGCAAAGATGATGACACCGGTGACTTCAAACTCTACGACGAAGGCACAACAACGCTCGATCGGATCCCATTTTCGGTGGCCTATTCCGATCGCATTGGTTACATGGAGTCAAGGCCACCGCTGCAAGACATCGCAGAGCTGAACCTGAAAACCTATCAGGTGCAATCTGATCTCGACAATCAGCTGCACATCTCAGCGGTGCCGATGCTGGCGTTTTATGGTTTCCCGTCTAGCGCGGAGGAAGTATCCGCTGGGCCAGGTGAAGCCATCGCATTTCCTGCTGAAGGTCGTGCGGAGTACATCGAACCCGATGGCAAGAGCTTTGACTACCAGTTCCGCCGTTTAGATCAACTTGCATCGCAGATCAATGAGTTAGGTCTTGCGGCAGTCCTAGGTCAGAAGCTATCAGCCGAAACAGCTGAAGCAAAACGCATCGATCGCAGTCAAGGTGATAGCACGATGATGGTGATCGCGCAAAACGTGCAGGACATGATTGATAACTGCCTGCAGTTTCATGCGGAATTTCTCAGCACACCTGAGCAGGCCGGTAGTTGTTATGTGAACCGCGACTTCCTTGGCACCAGATTGGAACCGCAGGATGTGCTGGCGTTGCTGCAGGTTTACACCGCAGGCACCATCACACAGGAAACATTCCTGACCCGGCTATCCGAAGGTGAAGTGCTTGGTGATGACTTTGACATCGAAGCGGAACTTGAAGCAACGCAACCATGATCAACGCATTGCTATGGGCAGCATCGTGGTTCATCCCATCGGATGAACAGCAACCCATGGGACCAGTGACGGTGTATTGCCATAACTTGCCGGAGGAAGTGTTCGCGATACTGCGCGCATCATGGGACAACAAAGTCGAAGAGGTTACTGTTTACGAATCCGAAGCTGCTTACGATGATTTCAATGAGATGCTGATGTGCGCATTGGAAGAAGGTGCAGAGGTTGACATCCAAACGCAATACCATCCAAGTGATATTGGTATTCACATAGAGCAGTGACGATCCCGCCGAATGTTGACACGATCTTTCGTAATGCGATCGATCTAAACCAATACAGCAACAGCGTTGCTAGGCGCATCATCAACATTTACAACGACATCATCATCGATGCAGTGAACCAACTGCAAACGATCAATGAAGCAACAGCACCAGTCAAAGCCGCGCGGTTGCGTGCGATCCTTGCGCAGCTGAAAGAAAGCCTTGCGACATGGGCAGGTGATGCAACTGAGATCACCGCATTGGAACTGCAGGGCTTAGCCGAGCTGCAATCTGAGTTTGTCGAGGAGCAGCTACGACTAGCATTGCCAGCTGGCTCAAGGGATATGGTCCGCACCGTGGAGATCAGCCCGCAATTTGCGCAGTCGGTTGTCGTCACCGACCCGACGCAGATTAATGTCGTCGCATTGAGCGATGATCTGTTTGCTGCAGTTGAAGGCGCACCGCAAACATTCAGCCTGACCGCACCTAAGGGCGCGATGATCACATTGCCCAATGGCCGTGTTGTCGAGAAGTCATTTCGCGGCCTAGCAGAATCGCAAGCGGAACGCTTCAGTAGCAGCGTCCGGCAAGCGTTGCTGACAGGTGAGACAACGCAGGAGTTATCGCGCAAACTACGCGGGACGTTGGAGTTCGGCGAGGAAGCAAAGACCATCAAACAACTTGCATTATCCGGCGGTGAAGCAACCAAAATGGCAGGACATCAGGTGACTAGCATCGTTCGCACCAGTATCAATCAAGTGGCAAATGCTGCCAGTCAGCAGGTGTATGAAGCCAATCAAGACATCACCAAGAAGTACAGATATGTCGCAACACTTGACAGCAGGACAACTGCAATCTGCCGCGCATTGGATGGCCGTGAATTTGAATACGGCAAAGGTCCAACACCGTCCCAGCATTTTTCATGTCGCAGCACGACAGTTCCTGTCATTGATTACGAAGAGCTTGGCTTCGAGCCGCCGCGGCCCGGTAAACGCGCAGCAAAAGGTGGCATGGTTGATGCTGATACAAGCT